ACTTGTAATTCAGTATTTTGCTAGCGATCATGCCATTATGAATTACGTAAGATATGCGCTTATCGGCTTTCGCACATTTTCTGATCTGGTCAGCCAGATATATTGAGATCCCCTCGGATGAATCCAAGCGAGAATCAACATCAATGGCTCGTACACACCCAGTTGCATCTGGATTATGATCCGATTTTGTGGCGGAATGACGAGCATCACCCACCCACCCATCACTGGTAGAGCGACGATCTGGGTACCAGGTATCAATCTGATCTCTTAATTGTGTACCAGCTGCACATAACCATGGCTTCATAACTCAGGCTCAGGATCAGGAACTATCCATTGACATGTGTCTTCATTAAAACCAGTAGCATTTGTAGGCTCTGGACTTATAAATGCATCTCTAGTTGCATCATACTTATAACCAATACCTGCATAATTCTTACGTATCTTGCCATTATAAGAAGTACGTTTACAGACTTGACCTCTAAAGTTGCCATACCAAGTCTCTGTGTCTAAACCTTCAATAGTTTGTGTTTCATCAATACCTACTATTACCTCAGTAACAATATTATTTTCATCTAAAAATGCGTAATGTGCCATTATGCCCAACTCACATTTCCAGTGCCTGCAGTAACTGTTGTAATTTTATCTGCACCACTTGAACTAGTAGATAACGTTAATCCACCACCAGGATTTGAAATTGTATAAGCTGATGGATATTTAAGAATTACTACACCACTACCACCATTACCACCAGGAAAATTATTATTATTTTGGTTGGCTGCTCCACCGCCACCAGTACCTGTATTTGCACCGCCAGAAACTCCAGTTACATCACTTACATTAGAACCACCGCCATTACCACCTACGGCATAAGTAACTGATGAACCAGTAATTGAGTTTGCGGTACCAGGACCAGCATTAGATTGTGGATGTGTACTATTAGTTGCAGTTGTTCCTACTGCTGAACTTCCACCACCGCCACCGCCTGCAACGCCATCAAGAGCTGCACCACCAGCATAACCTTCTACTGGAGAATATGAACCAGAATTACCAGCCGCACCTTGTAGTCCTGGATTACCTGATGTAGTTCCACCAGCACCGCCACCAGAACCACCCGTGCCTGGTGCAACGCTATTTTGACCGCCACGACCACCGCCAGAAGAAGAAGTAGTATTAAAAGTTGAAGTAGAACCTGCTGTTGCTGCTACGGCTAAATTAACATTTCCACCAGTACCACCCGCACCTACTGTGCAAGTGTAATTAGTCGCAAGGCTTGGTGAAAAACTACTTGTGCGATAGCCACCAGCACCACCGCCACCACCTCTATTACCACCGCCACCACCAGCACCTGCAATTACTAGAAATTCAACAGATAAAGGCGGCACTCCGGCAGCATAAAGACCTGCAACTATATTACCTATCATTAGGAAATAGCACCTACTACATACCAAGTATTAGCAGCTGTTTTAATACACACTGCACTCTTGTATTGCACAAGGGTTGGTGATGCTGCAGTTCCGCCAGCACTTAATACTGTAGTAGTGCCAGGTGTTACTGCGCTAATTGTGCAAGTACCTGCACCAATGTTTAATACAGTTAATGCTGTGCCTACTGGAAATGCTACAGATGCATCAGTTGGAATCTTAAATGCTATAGCTGATGCTTTGTTCATTATCTGTACTACTTGATATTGATCTGCAAGTACAGCTGTGTAATCTGTAGTGTTAGCAGTGCCTACTGTAAATGAAGTTAAACCATTAAACATACCAGAGGTAAGTACATCACCTGTAGCTGCTGGAAATCCTGTTGCCATTATATCTCCTTAATAAGATAGTACGTTTTGTCCTAAGACACCGTAATCTACGTTGCCTATTATAAACCCATCTATGACAGGTTCGAGTGTTGTAAAGGTTGTTTTCCAACTATTCGGGGTTATATTCATGCGGACACCGAAAATCTGTAAGGTCTTCTCAAGCAAAGATCCGCCTGGCTGGGTAGTAATAATGGTTATAGGGTCAAAAAAATCTAGGTCTAGGGCTGCAACTACGCCTGTATCATAATTAGGCGTGTATAAATCTAGGACTATTGCATCGCATCGGATGGTGGTTTCAGCTCTACTCGCCACATAAGCCTGGGCATAATCTAGGGCTATTGCATCGGTTTGCATAAGTAGGTTATCTTGGAAGTAACTATGCAAGAAGTATTTATTTATGCTTGCTTGATTAAACGCTACCTGTGCAGTACCACCAGCCCTGGTGACAGTGGCTTTATTGAATATCAAAACATCATTTAGTGTCCAAGCAGCATCGTAATAAACTATACCTGTGCCGTTATCTGCAAAAACTGTGGGTGTGCCTGCAATAGATCCAACGGTTACTGCTCTATCTTGAAATACAAACGAGCCATAACCATCTACATATAAAGCACCATATTCTGAGGTAGCCACTGTAGTTAAAGCTTGTAGTGCTGTGCGGTTAGTGCCTGGGTCTGCTTGCATAGTAGTAAGACCTGCATCTACATCACGCATTGATGCTGGCCATGAAATCTCATCTAATATCTCGTTAATACGTGTGCCTGCTAGATCGCCAGCACTAGCACCTGTGACTGTGCTGATCTGTGCTAACTGGGCTAACCTAAATGCATCTACGGCTTCTATAGTAGTAGTTGCTAAATCTGCAGATGATTCATCTGGGTATCTAGTTACATAACTTGTAATGAATCCAGAGAACACAGGATAAGTAACACCGTTATAGGTTGCAGTGATCTGCACTTTCTTCATAGGTGTTAATAAATTGTAATATGGGCCGCTTACGTTCTGTGGGTTAAAATCGCCATTCTGATCTATGATAGTTAAACTAAGTGATCCTGTCTGAAATTGATCTGATAATGCAGTACGACCTCGGTTAGTTTCAATACGATTTATACGATTAGACACATCTACAATTACAGCTGCAGAATCTGCTAGTACGTTAGTACCTAAAATACCCTGGTCAATAATCATAGCCTGAGCAAAACTAGGCCCAGTGCTAAAGTTAATTATCGCATTTACTACTGGTGCTGCCATTATGGTAATCCGCCATTAGGTGCTGTGTTGTAACCACTGCGCCCAGCGACCTGAATACTTTCTGCCATAAGTTGAGCGAACCTGTCACCAGATGGACTGCTAACGCTTAGATTGACATCTACTGATCTGTTGCCTGATTCTCTAGCTCTTTCAGTTGCAATTTGAGCAACATTCATTCCGCTATACCCGGTAGTGCCCACTAATGACACTGCTAGATCTTGAAAATAACTAGCAGGTAATGAAGTAGCAGCGGCTGGTGCAGTGGTAGTGGTTGTTGGTATTCCAAACTGTGCGTTAATTGCTGCTATCTGAGCATTGATTCTATTGATTAAAGACCTAACCTGCACCAAAGCAAACTCTGTAATACTCATGCCAGCTGCTTTTGCCTGTTCAGCAAGTTTTTTCAAGGCCTCGGCTGCTTCCATTTCTGCCAATATCTTCTTAGCCAAAGCATCGTTATTATCAAGTATGGCTAATTGGGCGCGTAGACGTGATTTAGTTTCTTCATCGGTTGCTTTACTTAGGGCCGCATTTAACCCTATGCGCTCCAGGTCGAACTTCTTTTTTAATTCTTCTACGTTCTTGTTCTCTAGCGCATTCTTTTTGTTAAGTATTGCTAATTCATCTTTTTTGCTCTTTAATAATTTAAGCTGAGTTTGGATTTCCGCAACGGATGGTCGGGCCACTGTGTTAAATTGTGAGGCTGTATTTTCTCGACCAATAGATCTTAAGCCTTCTACAGCGCGTACGGCTGGCCCGATATATGGTAAGTTTTTTAGGATTGATGCGTCAACGCCTGGTACATTACCTAGCAGTTTAAGTTTACTAATAATTACACCTAAGCCTACAATTACCTCACCTGTGGCTGTGGCAAAATCTTTCATATTCTTTGTTGCATTTTGAATACTATTATCATCACCTAATCGCGTTAAAGCATCTAATAAACTTTTACCGATAATTTCTTGGGCGTCAGCTGATGCTGCAGTTAATAGATCCATCTTTCCAGCATAGGTTTCTAATCTAGCAGCTGATTGACCTGCGAACTTTTTGTTAAGTTCGGTCATAATCAAATCCATGTCGCCAGTCTTTAATAATGCTTTATTTAGACCAGCACCTAACCTACTTAAACCAGTGGTATTACCTGCATAGCCACGTGAAAGAGCTGCAGTGACTTCGGTTAGTGATTTACCTGTTGCTGCACTTACATTTAATGCAGTATTTAATGCATCTTGGCTTGTAGTAAGCGATCCTGTTACTGTTAATAATTGTTGAAATGCTGGCCGTAATTGGTCGTCTAATACGCCTGTGGTCTTTTGTAGATTGGCAATATACATTTCTACGGCTGGGCCGCTAAATTGGTAGCCGGTATTCTTTAATTGTTGCTCTAAAGACTTGGCGGCTTTCTCGTCTGCTATAAACGCCTGTACTGCTTTTTTGCTAAAGTTTAGTAATTGATATGCGCTAAATGTGACGGCAAAAGTTCTACCTAGTTTTTTAACTTGCTTATCAAAGGCCGATATATCTTTCTGACCTTTTTTTAATGCTTTGCCATTAAAGGTAGCAATAGCCGAGACGACTACGTTGGCCATTAGGCGGCCTTCTTAATCTCTGTGGCTTTGTTAAATTGTATAGCCGTAGAGTTTATAGCTTTAAGAATTGCATCATAAACTTCTTGACTATCTTGAGCCCATGCCTTGAATATAAGTCTGCCTTTTGTCTTTTTGCCACTACGACCTGGCGCACCTTTAATTCTTGGCTGTGAAGTAAGACCAGGCATAGACGTTACAAACTGATAGCCTGCAAATGGATTATTAGATGAGTACTCTCTTGTAGATTTGTTATACGTATATTCTCTAGCTCTTTTAGTACCTTCAAATCCTTGCACTGCACCGACTGGTGAATTAGGTGTGCTGGGATCTATTTGTTGAAATGGCGCACGTCCTTGTGGATTATTGCGACCTGCAGTCTCATAGATGCGACCAGCCGCGCTTACGTTATACACGTAATTGCTAACCTTAAATCCGTTTCTAAATGTTTTGTTTTCGCCTGAGTTATATCCGATACCTGCTTTTACAGTGCTAGCATCATATCTTGGAAATGGCCGATAGTTAATTGCTGGGTTAGGTGCTTTACTCCAGCCCGACAATACACCGCTATTGTTTGGTGCAAATCCTTTGGCTTTATTTGCTACACCGCGCATTAAAGGATCAATAGCAGTTCGTATACGCTGGCGCATATCTTCATCCATAAACTCTAAACCTTTAAGGACATCTTTAACGCCTACGACCTCGACTGGCATTTCTTATCTCCTTAGATCTATCGCTTAACACCTGCACAATTGCTGACAGCATGTCTGAGTCCATGTTAATAAACTCACTAGGCGCAATCCCAGTCTCTACACTTATAGCAGCCACTGTATAGAGAATGGAATCACGCTGGACTATTTTTTTTCTTCGTCTAATACCTCGACAGTTTCTAAGCTGTCAATAAACTCTGCACCCCATAAAGGTACTTGCGCACCCGATCTGCGTAAGCATTCCCATGCTAGCCAATAAATATGACTCTGCATTTCTGACTCACGTAAAGCTTTAGAGATGCCCATGCCTTTACTAATTTCAAAAGCGTACTCGACACCTGGTGTTATCTTATGCTCAGATACTTCACCATTAGCCCTTGTTATCTTTAGCTTTGCCATTATTACTCCTTAGTTAGAACGCCACCGATGGTGACACTGTTACTACTGAGTTTACTGTAAAGGTCACGCTAGAACTAGCAATTTCAGCCACGCCACCTGTGCCAATTGGGGTCAGGTTGTTTACCAGGATTGAAAATTGGTAAGTAGGGTTAGCAGCTGAGACTGTAGTGCCTTTAACTGTAATTACTGATACGGCTAAAGTCTGACCGAATGCAGCATTAAGTGTCTGCATAACCTGAGAAGATGCCCACTCATTAAGAAAATCAATTGTAAATGTGGCAGATTGTAGGCCCTGAGCAAAACGATGGCTAAGATCTGACATTGTTGTCACTTCAAGCTCGTCTACAATTTGATTGATTACAGCGTTAGTTACATAAGAACTAATATCTACTGAAGGTACTGTAGGCGCAGCGGCAGTAGCCAATTTAACGCCTACATTGTTATTTAAGTATATGGCCATTGTTATTCCTCTTCTTTTTTAGTTTGTGCGGTTTGTTTTGGTGCTTCCTTGATTTGGCCTATCTTGATTAAGAAGGCTAAGTCGTCTGCTTGTGAACTCATTTCAGCTCCAGTTCGTTAATATTGACACGGTGATTTCTGATGTTAATAAATCTCCACTTGCTGCATTAGTTATAGCTGGAGCGGAGACACTTGATATGTTATAAACCAGGGTAGATGCCGCTAGTTTGTTTACTACTGCTACAAGAAAATCTTCTATGCCTTTTAGGTTACCTTGATTATCAAATGCAGGTGTAGTTACTAAAATCTTAAAATTAGCCAAAGGTGCAATACTTGTCTGGCTATTATTGCTAGGTACGATGTAAGGATCGGATACAGTTACGACCACGCTATTTGCGAGAAGAGTTGCAGGTGGAAAACTAAAGGTATTCCACACGCCTGCATTAGTAAGTGCGGTTGCTAAAGTGCCACGTAAGGTGCTTATTGCAGCCATTAGCCGACCAGTGAGTTAGGATTAGAATACGGCTGGATGAGACCACGCACTCTGTTAATCAGCTGATAACCCATCCGATATGGGCTTGCAGTGATCCCATCCATACCTACCCCACCAGTCTGGCTAACTTGACGGCTTTGCCAGATGTCAACAGCCACGATCATCGCAGCCTCTCGTATGGCAGGGGTCGCAGTGTAAGCCTGTGCTTTATGCTCTGGGCCAAGGGCTCGGCCATAGGGTTTAACAAAATGAAATGGATCGTCTGCAGCTGTCTTTGCGTATTGAATAATGCTGTAGCCATTAGGGTATGAACTAAATGCGTATGTACTCCAAAATGCTGTGCCAATAGATGCTGGCACTGTAGTACCGGGGAATGATCCGGTTAGTGTGTATGTGCCGTTATATGTTGCACCACAATTACTTACTGTTATTGATTGACCTGTAACAAATATGCCAGGGTTTGCTAACACTAAAGTTGCTACGTTATTGCTAATAGATGAGCCCACTACTGGGGCATCGTTATGCCATAAATAACCTTGTATTAAATCTTCTGCCGATTGGCAACACTCTTCCACTGTGGCGTCACTGTATAAAGTGCCAATACCTAAATTACTGCGTAACTCTGCCATTGTTACCATTGCAGCGGCCATAGTGTCCTCTCTAAAAAGCTCCCTAGGGCTAGGGCTACTAAACCCTAGGGATTATTAAATTAACTAACTTATTAGGTTAGGTTGAAGCGGCGAACGCCACCTTGTACTAATACACCAACGGCCATGTAGCCATATAGTGATGTCTCGATCTCGCCTGATGTTGGGATATTTGTTGACAGACGTAGAATTGGTGACTCGTAAATTGATACTGCTGAAGGTACAACAATAAATGCTGACTCATCAATTACAGTAGATACTGCGTTTGGATCTACGTATAGATCTAAACCAAGTA